AGTCATATCCGTGCGCTTCTCTGCCTCATCACAACGCTCTACTTGCTCCACAATCTTGCCGTACCAAAAAGAGTCCGGAACATTGTCCAAAGCCTCTTCTAAGCGGGCTAGGTCACCTGCTGGGATTGATGTGGTGTTATACCCCAGGTGCCAACGCACTTTAGATTTTAGAAAATTATCAAGCTGCATTTAACACTGCCAAAGCGTTACTGTGCACGTCTTACATGCATCAATAACAGATTAACACGCGCACATAATTACTCGACACGCACAATGTTTTCCTTGAAAATTTCTTCCCAATCAACACGTTTGATTGATCTTAATTGCTCAAGACGTTGAAAGCGCTCACCTGGAAGCGTAAGCTGAAGATCTTTGATGTCACGGGCTGTTTTAAGGCCGACCCCAGGGATTGAATCTGCGATTTGACGAGCAGAAGCCATATTGATATTCACTCGCGTATCAATTGGGAAGGTTTCCTTCTTTGTAGGCTTTGCTGGCTTTGCACCTTCAGCTTTGAGATTCTCAGTCAAGCGAACTTCATTACGCTCTTGCTCCACCGTTGCATCTAGATGTGGAACGAGGTCGTCTTCATTAATGTAAAAAACTTCTTCGTTCGCATCCAGGCACATCAGAATACCTTCACCATGCTGAGATACAACCTCGACAAGACCTCCAGTGACACGGTTCTGATACAACATAGCGATAGACGATTACTGCTATAGCATACCAAAATTAATCTAAGTGGACAATAAAAAGCGGGCCGTGAAGACCCGCTGTGTTGATATTGTGAGTAACGATCAGGAATCGCTACCGCCCACTTGAGAGGCGAAGTCCAGGCTGCCAATGATATCCATGAAGGAAGTAGCAGCGGCAGGACGCAGATAGTTAACGCGGCAGATGATGTAAGCAGCTTTACCGGCGTCCTTATCATCAGAGCTGATGAAGACACCGTCGCCGTCCACTGAGGTGGAGGTCACAGCGTTGACGTTGTACACCTTGAAGGTGGTGTCAGCGGTGACGCGGAACATCATGGCGTTTGCAGCATCCTGGTCGTCGATACCGGAGGTGGTAACGGCGGTCCAGAAAGGTGCTTCTGCCACGGAAACATCGGATTCACCCTGGGCAATAGTGCCTGAGGAGAATGCGGTGGTGACGGCGGTTGCGGCAGCCAGACCGTTGGCCTGAGTCGCAGGAACGCCGAAAGGAGAGCCACTGTTGTCGGGACCGAACAGCAGGATCTCGGTGTTGGTGCCGTCGATATCTGCAGTCAAAGGAGTTGCAGGATAGGAAGGCTCACCAGCGGCAGGAATGTCCTGGCCGATAGCAATCGAAGCGCTATAAATGTAAGCGGGACGATCAGCGTCAGCTTGAACAACCAGTGAAGTGCGGTCATCACGCACACGGTCGTCAGGACGACGGTCGGGTGAAGGAACCGTCAGGTTGAAGCTCTTGTTGTCGGCTTTGTCAGCAGTCAGGTTAGTGACTTTGACATAACCAACCATCTCGAAGAGCTCGAAGCCAGGCCAGCCAAAAACACCTTCGGTGTTATAGGAGGACAGGCGATTGATTTGATTACCGGGCTGCAGAATTGCGCCCTTTTCAGCAGTGTAAGATGCCATTAGTTACGTACCTCCTTTATCACTCAGTAATGGTGAAGGCGGTCGTCACGAAGTCCTTATTCAGGTTCGCGAAACCGGCGTACAGCTGCCAAATCAAGATGATAAAGCGGCTGAAGTCGTCATTGTTGTTGATCAGGACCTGAGCATTCGGGCCACCGATACCAACACCAACTGCCTGAGGACCGAAGAACAATCCAGGAGGCGTCGAACGACCTGCAACAGCGCCAGAGCCATCACCGATGTCAACAGTTGCAGTTTTGCTTGGCATGTTGGTGGTCTCGAAGAACCGCACACCCTCAAACACGAAGCCGGAAGGCATGACGGGCTCTCCAGCCACGAATTGTGCCTGACCATACTGACCGCCCTGGTATAGAGCAGCGTTAGGAGCAGACATACCCATCAGAGGATTGGGGGCACCCATGCCAGGATAACGAGCCACTTCACGGAAGCCCTGGTCAGCACGCAGGTCCTTCATGAACGAAGGATCAGCGATACAACGGTAGTAACCGTCTTGGAACACAGGGACGTTGCGCTTACGCAGGCTCTTAACAACGTTTAGAAGGTCTGTCTTAACGTTGAATTTGAAACGCTCAGAGGCGTATTCGGTTGCGGTATAGGCACCAACAGTGACCGCAGTTTTGGTGTGGTCGTTTGGATAGTAATAGCCGCCTTGGGTGTCGCCGGACTGGCCACGAGACTCAGCCTTGAACAGCTCGTCCAGGAACACACGATCGCGCCAACGACGATAGTCGTCAAGCAGGGTCAGTGAACCGATGGACTGGTGGAACATGTTAAGGTTCCCGGTGTCCAGCAGAAGACGCTGAGCGGTCATCAGGGTCTCACGAGCAATCTTAAAGGTGCTCGGAAGATTGGTGTTATTCGGATCCGCAGGGCCGGTGTACTCGCGCAGAGACACAAGCACCTTGTCTTTAACGATGGAACGGCTATTGGCAGTACCGATCGTTTGGTCTTGGGTACGCTCGCGGCTGGTCTTAGTGCCTGGGTTACCGAAAAAGCGGTAACGATCCAGCTGCACGGTTTGACCAGGCTGCTTGGTGAAGTCGTGGACTACAACGGGCTCGCAAGCCATCTCCACGACATAAGCTGGATGGGGGCGGTATAGTTCCGCACCCAACAGCTTCGGAAAGTCGTTATCGATGAACATAATAGTTTCTCAGCTAAATTTTAGGCGCTGATACTTGAGGAAAAAATCCTCCAAATATGGAAATTTTCATTCCATTAAAAAAATTATAGCAATGCTTTATCAACCTGGTTATTTAAGTCTCAGCGAAAATTTCTGAAATCTCCTACCGAACGGTACTCTTCTCCTTCAGAGGGGGATTTGACTTCACCTGCCATACGTGGAACGGTGGGTTTACCTACATTTTGCAGAGTATCCCTTACAGCATGACTCATACCTACAATACCCTCTCCTCTCTTTGCAGCATCACGCGATGCTTTCAATGCACTAGTAAAACCTTTTCCCATCACATCGATTCCGGATTAACAAACTGCATCATACGGTTGCCGCCAACCATATTCCCAGGTGAATACTGTGTAGGAGGAACAGTGCCCATGCGCCCCATTGGATTCACATAGCCATCAATGGGCTGAAGATCTGGGCTCATCGCTTGAATCTCAGGGTTGATAGGACCCTCGGCAGCTGCTTGCTGCGCTGCAGCTTCTAGAACTGCCTTTGCCATCATGGCTTTACTAACTGCTTTTTTAGCTTTACTAGAGTCCATCATTTCTTAGCTTTTTGAATAGGCATAGGAGGGTAACCAAGAGGGAGTTGACCCGTTGCAGGCATCATCTGCATCATTTGATATTGCTGCTCAATACCGATTTGATTTTGCACCATCTCAGCGGAGCTCAACATTCCAGGGACAAATAGACCATTGCGAGGAAGGGGAGAACCAGGGAGATTGAGTTTGAGATAAGAGTTATCCAAATCACGTGGCATCCTGGGCTGAGGAGCATTTGGATTACCAACCTGCGTCTGCATGTCTTGCATGCGGATAGGCGCATATTCATCGGTATTGCCAGCCATGATCTGACGTGCAGTGTCGCCAGCACCAAACTGAACAAGACCGGGAGCACCAATCGGGCCACCTGCAGTACCGATCGCCTCCAAAAATTGATCAGCCTTTTCTCTTGCTCCTGCCTTTTTTTTTGCCATAACTTGATAAAAAATTAGGGGCAGTTTCCTACCCCCTATTTTAGACTTAGTGAAGTCTAGGGATCACTCCATCACCAGGAGTTTGTTGCGGAACACCTCAGGATTCTGCTGAGCAGAGTTCAGGTAACGCCAGGCGTTAGAGGGGTCACGATCGGCTAGGTTGCCGAAGCTGTTCCAGAAGTCACCAGCGTTAGCGGCTGCTTGAGGCTGGGGAGGG